TGATCAAGAGAACCACCATGGTCGAAAGTAGTCCCGCTATCACTGTGCCTGCGGTCATTATGATTGTTGTCTTCGATGACTTCTGTCCTGACAGCATGTCCTCGTTCATCCTCTTCAGTGATATCTCGATCGCTGAAAGTCTGTCGTGCAATCCTTTGTATCTCTCTGAACAAAGATCCACGTGTGCTTCAAGGTTCTGTTTTTCTAATTCTGTTGTGTGTCCACTCATAAATTCTTTTAATTCTGTTTTGAGGTTCCGTACCTCCGTAAGTATCGCCCTGACGTCTGCCTGTTTCATTGCCTGTGTATGCCTTAAAAGTTTTTGGTCTTGTGCCTAAATGTATACTGTTATTTATTCTGCCAGCCGCCATACGTAAAGTATGTGTTTATTATATCGCCCGAAAGTGCGTTTAACACCGTCTGTTCCTTGGTTGGTGTGTTCAGTGCCGGCTGTTGCAGGTCCTTTGTGATGAAGGTCTGTATGGGGAAGTGTGCTGTATTCTTGCATTCTGTCATCACAGGTACGAGGCTGAAGTCCTCCGTCAGTTGCTCCGTTGGATTATTTTCATTGCCGAACACGTCAGTCTGCTCTGTGAAGAAAGTGAAGTGCCATGATGTGTTGTGTCCCTCATAGTAACTGCCAAATTTGGTAATTGATAGGTCGTGTGTGAATCTCACAGGATCTTCTTCCCATACGATGTTAGCCCTTATTTGTAACATCTGTATCATGGTGTTGAAGTTGCTCTCCTGATTCCTTGCTATCCTCAGTGTTGCCTTGTCTTCTATCACATCTCCCGAGGGTGTCTCGAACGGGAATGTGTTCCTGAGGTTACCGTTCTTGGATATGTCTACCAGGGTGTGCATCATGAAAGTGTGCATAGCGTCTATTTACGTCGTAAAAAAAGGGCGATACAATTAAGTGCCGCCCTTTTAATATTGATGTAATCTTAATTAAAATTAAGATACAGCCGCCGCAGTTAAGATACCCATCTTAGTTTCTGTAACTGTCGCACCAGTAATATCAGCCGTGATGTTAGGGAAAGAATCACTAGATTGATCTAATGTTCTTAATCTCGCCTGTAAAGCCGCCACTGTTGTTGTAGATGATAACGTGTCTAGGTTATCTGTTCTTACCATAAACGTTTTTTGCGTACCTGAGTCTACTAAAGGACCCTCTGCAAGTATTTGTACACCCTCTTGTGCGAAGGCATGTCTTGCTAACATGATACCACCTAATGCTGTACCATCGCTAGCGTCGTTTACTTCAGACGCCATTGTGTTGATGAAATCAACAGTAAGATATGTTACGTCTACACCTTGTGTTTCGTAGTTTTGATTTAAACTAAAGTTATTTTTTGTTGCCATTGTATTATTTTCCTTATATTATATTATTATTGTTATTATGCGCCAACAGACGTGTCACCCATGTCTCTATCAGCCGCTGTTGCAGATGATATAGTTGCTGTTACTTTGTCTGGTGTCATTGCGTTCAAGGCTCTAATTGCCGCCTGGATTGCCGCTACTGTAGTAGTAGAACTGATTGTATCAAGAGCATCTCTTCTAACCATGTAAGTTTGCTCAGTGTCTGAGTTACTTAGGTTACCAGTGCCTAGGATGTTAACACCCTGGTTCTGTATAGCTTCCATTGATAAGTGTAGTCCTCCTAATGCCGCCGCCGCTCTAGGGTTTTTAATTTCCGCTGAAACGTCGGAGATGTAATCAACAGTGATAAAGTCAACTGCAACGCCTTCAGATTCTGTAGCTCTGTCTGGTGTTAAAAAGCTGGCTGGACCACCTGCTGGTAGTGTATTGTCGTATGCCATTTTAAATCCTCCTTGTTCTGTTTAAATGACTAAGATCCCGCTCAGGGATCAAGTTGCAAGTATTTATAGATCTATTTGGTAAATTATGCTGTAATATTACTATTTGAGCCAAACTTCATCACTTTTAGTACTTTCAACTAATCTGTAGCCAAGATCCTTCAGTATTCCCTCTGCCACTTTCACTGTGCCCAATCTCTTGTCTCTCTTCATCTCTATGTTGATCACGGCGTTGTTCTTGCTCAATGTTTCCCTCGCACCGTTAAGCAGTGGTACCTCGAACCCATCCACATCTATCTTTACGAAGTCCAGGTTGGCCAGTCCAAAGCTGTCAAGTGTCCTGCACTCTATGGCACCGTCTCCCTGTTTCAGCACAGTGGAGTTGAAGTCCTGCTGGGCCGTGTGTTCACGATCCGACAGACCATAGGGCCACAGCGTCACGTTTGATTCGGTGATGTTCTTGTTGAAGCACTCCCTGAAGTTGGGGTTGGGTTCGAAACAGACCACGCTGTCGAATCTCTCGGCTAAGGGTCTGGTCCATTGACCTATGTTGCTACCTATGTCCAGGCACACACGCCATTGCTTGACATGTTTTAATGCGTTATCTCTCTGTGGCCTTTGCCCGTGTCCAGCATCTTCCAGGAAGGTTGGTTTGGTGTGCGATCCGTAAAGCACCCAGAAACTATTTTGGTTTGGCACTATTAAAGTTCCTTGAACTTTCTCTGTATGTCGGTGTTGGGCAGTTTTGACTGTAGAAGCTTTTTCAATCTTGCCAGCAGTTGTGCTTGGGTTTTTGTGTCTAGGTTGGTGTAGTCGGCCACGGCCCGTCTCACGGTACGGTAGTTGGCGTCTCTTATGTTCAGTGCCCTTTCTAACTGTGTTAAATTTTTAAAATGATCTTCCCATGTCCTCAGGTATCTCCTCACAGCCATAACGGGCAGTGGTTGTCTCTGTCTCATGGCCTGTGCTTGATTCTTGTCCTTCAATTTCTTCGTTATCTCTGGATCACCTGACACTATGGCCAGCATGTTGGCTAGGTCGTTATTCACTATCCTGACCTGATCGAATGTGCCTCTAGCCATGGTTTGATTTGAGTACTGCTTGGCGAATGTTTTGGTGTCATTACTCTGACTCATCACTGCCAACGCTAGGAAACTGAGATATATCCTTTCTGTAACTTCTGGGAATGTGAATCTCTCCAAGTCACTATGTCTCCTAATGACCTTGCCCTCAGATACATACTTTAAAAAAGGTGTTAACATACGGGTATTTATAGAGCATATGCAAAGGAATTTTATTCTCACAGACATAATGAAGACTGGCAATCACAGCAGGCTGGAACAGTTCATTAACCTACATAGTCTAACCGATCAAACTTTTGACCTGGAAGGGGAGTACTATACTCTACACAACTACGATCTGGATAATTATGACCGGAAGTTTGCCATAATAGATGTAAGATATGCAAACGACAGGTTGAAAGACAACACTGAGTTCCACACAGAACTAAAAAGACGTTGCGAATTACTGCACAGCCAGGGATTTGTTTTTATAAAATCAAACCCATGGGAATCACTGGAAAACATTAAGAACACTCCACAGCATCCTGAGATAGAAATAGATCATATCAAGTGGACAGGAGGAGTCAGTTGGTTCTGGTGTTACATGTACAACAAACACAAGGATAAAACTTTCAACTTTGATCACTCAAATAAAAAATATGACTTTTTGTATCTAAACAAACAACCTAGGGAACACAGAAAAAAACTATACAGCAAGTTGACAAGCAAAGAAACACTGTCCAACAGCATATACACTAATTGGCCAGATAGAAAGTTGCCAGCGGCGTATGAACTACCATGGGCACAGGACTATCCGATGTATGGCATGGACCAAGACATTTTTGAAAAGCCATATAATGATACTGCCTGTTCGATAGTGTCAGAGACCAATGACAACGACTATGAGGTGTTCATGACAGAGAAGATATGGAAACCAATCATAGGCCAACAAGTTTTTGTAGTGCATGGCAACTACCTATACCTACAGCGGTTGAGAGACATGGGTTTCAAAACCTTTAACAGCTACTTCGAAGAAGCATATGACTTGGATAAGGATACAGATACCAGGATCAATACTATTGTAGATGTGTGTGATCGTTTACGTGAAGCACCATGGCAAGACATCTACCTGCACACGAAAGCATTAAGGAAACACAACCATGATACATTTTTCAACAAGGAAAAGTTAAGTTTGGAGATTGATAAGACTTTAAATCTATTTCTTGAATTTGCTGATAGCCGTTAAGTTCCTTCTAGAAAATCCTAATCTATCTACTAGTTTGACAGCATTACCTGCCTTGTCCACGGCAACGAAACCTTCTGGTTCAGTTACTTGTAGTCCATTGTCTGTTTGTGAGAATGAGCCTATGGCCATTGCTTGGTTCATCTTCTTGAGAACGAATCCTTTCATCTGCTGTACTGCCTTGTAGAAAGTCAGCATGGCCTGTAAAGGTTTCTTGGCCTTGTTAAGGAACACGGGCATCTGTTTCATCTTGTCCTGCCTTAGTTGTAAGGCCTTCTGTGCCTTTAGTCCCGACATCTGTTGTTGCATTCTGTCCGCATAGAACTTTCTAAATCCTTGCAAGAACTGATTCACGTTGCTTGGTAGTTGGCCTTGTCTGACCATCGCATTGATGTACATCATAAATGTAGGTACAAAGTCCGTGTTCTGTCCTAGCACAGATGCTAGGTCTCTTGGGACACCATTGAGTAGTGTTTCTAGTTTCTCAATGCTGTTGTAGAATTGTTTCGTTTCGTCATCTGTAAATTTAGCACTACCTGATACATCTTTGTAGGTTGCGTTATCAAAGAACACTGAACTATTTTTTACAAATGAACTTACATCTGCCCCGCCCTGGGCATTCATATCTGCCAATGAGTCACCTGTGTAAGTTGTGTGGAATATGATTCCTACCTTGGCCACATCAATTTGCTTGGCTAATTCTGATTCTTCTGGAACTGCATATGTAATTTGATTGGGTGTAAAAGTTAAGTGAGGTTTGCCACTAATATTTTTTCTTGTGATATCCTCATCTGTGTACAGTAAGTCGCCTTGCACCACCCCTTGTATGTTAAGTTTTTTTAAATGCACAAGACATTTCAACAACTTCTGCCCCAGTTCATCCGTGCCGTGATTGTTTGCAATATCTTTTTTAGTGTAATTTATTTTTGGAGTGCCTGGATTGAAAACTGATTTCGTACCTACAAAGAACTTGCCATTGTCTGGATTGGTACCACACACCACAGCTGGTGCACCGTCCCACTTGACTGACACACTCATGGCTTCTGAGCTTGTGCCTTTAAGTGTGAGTAGTAGTCCCCTGAAGTATTCCACCACAGCCTGTCCGCCCACATAGCCATCGGTGATTATGATGTCCTCTATGTGTTCCAGGTGAGTCCTCTTGAATTCTGTAAGGACGTCTTCTATCAACATGATTAATCCTCTCGGTATTCGCCGTCTTTGATTTTCAGTACGTTGTTCTTGATGTCTTGGTTCTCTTTGATGCGAGCGACACCTCTCGAGAACTTATTTGCATCCATGTTCTTTATCGCTGAATTGAACTTCTTCTCTAGTTTGAATGCAGTCTCCTGGTCAAAATTCTCTCTGATATATGTCATCAGTCTTATAGCTGACTCAAGTATGTGTGAGGCTCTACTCTCTACCACCTCCTCCTTGTCCCGGTGTAGGGGCATTGAGCTTAATTCTTCTAATAGGCTTCTAGTATGTTTTTGCATTGTAGGTATTTACTTCTTATTGTAACACAATTTAAGTATAAGTCTACTCATTTCACTTTCCTGTAGACAAAATACTTACGTTTATTGCTATCATCTCTTATATCAAGCACTTTGAGATTGAACATCTCTGCTAATTCTATGATAAATGGCACGTTCCATGCATAGAACTCTATCCATTTGGCTTCTGGTTTATCATGTTGTACACCCGGGTTAACCCTGAAGAACATCATGCCACCATCTTCTAGCATGTTCACACACTTGGAAACTTCTGCTATGATCTTGTTACGACCTCCAAAGTTAATAGACCCTAGGGCAAGTATTATATCAAACTTTTCGATGGATCTGTATTCCAAGATATCAATCTTGTGATCAGCACGATCGTTGTATGGATCTACACCAATCAAGTTATGTATCTTGCCTTTGAATTCGTTGTATCCACAACCAACATCTAGTACTGCTCTAGGTTTCATGTCGTTTATTTGATCTATTAGTGCTAGTCCGGAGTGTTTCCACTTCTTCATGTCGTGGTCCCAGTGATCGGCGAAGTATTTGTGTAAACACTTGATATCTATGTTGGTGGCATAGTCAACAAGATTGAGATGTTTGCTATCAACATCCACATCAAATGTTTCCTTGATCATTTGTTGTGTAACTTTAGACACATCGTTGCCTGTTTTGTTTACAAGTTCTGCGAAAATCTTCCTATTCATATAGGTACACCTTGATGTCCTTCTGTTCGTAGTTCTGTAACCTTCCATTAGGGCAAGGGAAGTCGATTCCCAGGCTCCTACAAAGATCCACATTGTCTTTTGGTGTGGATATCCTGTCTGCGTTGTCTTTGACAAACTGCATTATATCTCTGTTCTCTGCCTGTATGTTTTTCCACATCGTGTCTAGGTTTTCAAAGTATTGGTAGTTTGGGTACGTGATGTTGAACTCTCCACACAACTTCCACCATTCCAGACACTCGTAGTCGTTTCTGTACACCATCACTATAGGATATCCAAGTTTTTTGAGAGTGTTTAGTTTATGTGCGAATGTATGCGACTTAATGATCCTTTTCCCAAGACCAGAGAATGGTTTGTCCCATTCCGTTACTTCGTTTCCAAACTCCATTCCCGTATCCCAATAAGCACCGGTGTGCATAAGTTGTTTACGTCCCGGAGTATCAGCATCATGCCAGTATGTTCTTTCGTGGGTGTAATCAGTTTGATCTACATCTGCAGATTTGTGTATGTTTTTAAACACACTGCTCCACTTTGATCCCGGAGCGCCTGTCATTAGTATGTACATTAACTAATATTACTATGAATCTTTATGTATGTCAAGATCGTGTGTAGAATCTTTAGTGGTACCTTCTATAAATTTCCAAGTCTTGTCTGTCGTCCTACCAGTGAATTGCAGGATGTACCTTGTGTCCCAGCCCATGTTGGCCGTACCGTGGGGATAGTCTTGCCAGTGCCAACTAATTACATCACCTGCCTTCCAGTGAGTGTGTATTGCTGTGCCTTGGTGCCATATCTGTCCTATGCTCCAATCATTTAAGAACACAACAAATCTGTGTACTTTCTTTGGATCCACATCGTAGTCCAGTTCATCAAAACTGTTTTGTCTGTCTAGTCTTGCGGCAAAATTATCCATGTGCATGTGTAATAGTTGTCCACACACTTGTGAGTGCAACTTCAATTCGTAATCATAAAGTCCAAACAGGCCTTCAGCAAGTGCTATTGCTTTGGGGTCTGTGAACATGTTTGCTCTGCCATATATCTTGCCTTCGGGATCTCCACCTGATCTCACAATGTCATACACTTCTTGATCTATGCCGTAATTGTTACCAACACTTTTGTTTCTACTTGCCCAGTGAACAGCATTATCGAGAGCGGCGTCACCGTAGGTGTTTATAAAATAATCACAATCCATGTTGACATTACCATGGAACATTAAGACATCTTCTATGTTGTCTTTCTTGGTCCAGTCAAAGTGGTATGCACCTCTTTCTAAACTTCTTTTCTTTTCAAAATCCCAACGACTTTTACCATACTCAAGTTTCTTACCTGTAGTTTCAGCTGTCATTTTTGAATGTGCTTTCAAGTTTTTGATTGCTTCATCTGAATCTTGTAGATCGTCATCTATCTTTTTAAGTACATCAGTTTTATAGTCTTTTGTGTTATCCATATTGATATTTAACTCGTAGAAAAAGGGCGAACAAATTAATGACCGCCCTTTTAATAATTTTAATTATTATGCGTACACTTCCATCAACTTGGCACTTTCTTGAAGTGTTCCAGTTTTGGAAGATGTAATTGCAAATAAGTCTTTTCTGAAGTTATTGATTACTGCATTGATCTCGTCTTGAGCTTCCTGTGTATCACAAAGTTTCTCAAGTTCCATTCTACCTAGAGTAGCGTGGAAAGATTCGTCTTTAGCAATTTTGGCATATCTAGAAGAGATAAATTTATCTTCTATAACTTCGGCCATCATAGCCCAGTTTCTTGCCGCTCTGCCTTCTGCAAGTAATTGATACAATCCCAACATCAATGGATTACCATTGCAGTTGTACTTCTTGATCATTGCCGCACCTTTTTGCTCTAATCTTGATGCATGGGCTTCAACGGCCTTCTGCATGTCAAGTTCTTCACCTTTTAGGTACTCAACTACTTCTTTTACGAATTGAAAGTGCTTCGCTTCGTCGTGTGCTTGTTTCGAAAGAAGGACTAGTTTCTCAGGATCTGTTCCAGCTGGAAGTGCCGCAACTTCTCTTGATATCTCTTCCATGTTCATTCTTTCGTTAACCATACGACCAGTGAAGTTGTCAATCAACTCGTCCTTGTCTGTTGTGTTTTCGTAGTAGTGCTTGATCTGTAACTCAGACGCTCTGAAGAGTGCTTCATTTTCAGATTCAAGTTTTGCTACGAATTCTTTTGATGTTAACATATGTTTCTCCTGCTTTATAAAGTACAGATATTTACCAATGTTGGTTACACTGCATTAAATAGTTGGCAAATGAAAATATTGATAAGCCAAATAGAATACATCAAGCCCGTCAGAAACTTCGTTTTTGATGCATTAGAACGTTCATACTATCGGTTTTTAGCAGGCCACACACTGTTGCCTGTGCCCAATATGATAAAAGTACCGGATGTTGAATATGATTGCTTGATATTGACCGGAGGACCTGATAGTGTGGCTAGGAACCAAACAGAGAATTTGCTATATCAAGATGCTGTTGAGAAGGGAAAACCTATAGTAGGAATATGCCATGGTGCATTTGTGATCAATGATCTGTGTGGTGGAAAACTTGGCTCCATAGAAGGACATGTGGACAAGGATACTGAGATAACCTTAGAGGGAAACAAAAAAACTGTCAAATGTTATCATTCACAATCAATAAAGGCATTAGCCGAAGACTTTGTTGCCATAGCACATGACAATGACGGGAACATAGAAGCATTCAAGCACAAGACACTTCAAGTATATGGAATTGTATGGCACCCGGAAAGAATGGACGAGCCAGTATTGCCTAGTGAGGTTGCTGACCTTTTAAGGACAGATCATCTTGATTTATTAAACCTCTTTCCTACGATATAGCCAAACATATCTGTGAGGCCATAATCTTTCTGGCAGTGTACCGCCATCTGGACCGGTGAGGTTGTATTCTATTTCAACACGTTCAACATCAAAATCCATTAATCTTGCAAACTGATCTATTTCTTTTGTGCCCCATTGAAACCATGTTAGTCCCTGGTCATTCTTGTACCCACCTGGTGCACCTCTCATGTAAAGTCTTCCGCCTGGCTTCAGCCAAGACTTCAGTTTGATCAACATGTTGGCTATGTCATCGTGATTGCCCCAGTTGACAGATCCCAGTGCAAGTATCACATCAGCACACTCTGGTTTGAATGGTGCGTCCCAGTGTCCACAAACTATGTCTGCTTCTTTGTCAAACACAGGATCATATCCTATAAGATTTTTAATCTTGCCTTTGAGAAAATTTATCCCACAACCAGCATCAATTACTAATTTTGGTTTCAGGTTGTTTATCTCGTCAACTAGGTTGTCACCCGAGTGTTTGAATAAATGAATGTTTGACTGCCAAACATTTCTGTAAAAGTCGTCTTGTGCTTTTTGATCTATCATGTATGTTAGTTATTATGCGTAGTCTATCCCTCTGTTTTTTTGTGTTATACTTCTGTATACTAGAATGAGCACCAATGATAGCAACACAAGGAACAACGGTCTTGTCATCATTTCCTCTATGGTGTACATGGTGTTCATTTGTTGTAGTTTGTTTTGCCACTTGTCTATAATGATGTACGTTAAAAGTATTGCAGGTCTGCTTATTCTAAATTTGTAACAGAACAATCCCAATGCACTGCAACAGGCCAATGTCACATAGTCCATGTACAAACCTGTGACTGATTGACAGGTGTAAATTATTATAGCAAATATTATTCCAGCATATATCCAGTAAGGAATTTGTAATATCTTAACAAGAATTCTAGAAGTAAAGATACAGATAAAGAAAGTCAGTATGGTTGCCCCAACGAAGCCATACCCTAGTAGGGATATAAACTTCTTGTCTTCGAGCATGAAAGGATTACCTACATCAAGTCCAAATGTGATACACATGGCCATGAAGATTGCGGCGAATGGTGATGCTGGTATTCCAAACAGCACGGTAGGGATCAGACTGCCGGCCTTCTGGGCGTTGTTGGCTCCCTCACACCCTGCAAGTCCTTTGGGATTGCCCACTCCAAACTTGTCACTAGGGTGTGCCTTCACTGTGGCACCATAGGCCAGCATGTCCCCCACGGGTCCTACTCCGGGTAGCATACCTGCAACGAATCCTATGAAGCCTCCACGCAGTGAATCTTTCCATAATCTTATTGTTGTCCGGAAGCCGGCGAACAGTTGTGAGAAGTAATTGTTGATAGGTGCAGGTCTGTTCTTTCCAAGATGGAAACCTGATATCAGTTCTGGGATACCAAACAGTCCTGCTATCATCATGATGATCGGCACACCATCCTGTAGGTACAGTGTTCCGAATGTTAATCTTGGGCCACCTGTCTGTGGATCAATTCCCATGAGTCCTATGAAAGAGCCAATCAGTATTGCACCAATACTCAACCAGAAACTCTTAGAAACTATGAATGCCACACAGGCAATTGATAGCGTCATGAACATGAACAGTTCCGGCACACCAAACTTATAAATGATCGGTGCGTAGAATGGCAACAGTGCGAAAGCAAGAAGTCCAAAGAATATGCCGTTGAACGTGCTGTCCAACATGGCTATTCCTATCGCTTTGCCGGCCTCTCCATTCTTACTCATTTGATATCCGTCTATGATAGATGCCGCTGTGGTTGAAGCACCTGGTATACCTGTGAGTAGTGATGTGTATGAGTCTGCTGTACTGGATGCCGCTATGACACTTATTAAAAATATAAGTCCGTAGTAGGGATTTGGTTCAAAGTATCCTGCGAATGAGAATACTAGTAGCATCGCAGTTCCGGCGCCTGCCATTGGGATCACACCTAACAGTATTCCGTAGAGTGTTCCTAGCAGGCACCAGAGTGCGTAGTCCATTATTTCAATAGTTCAGGTTTAAATTCAGCCTTCCAACCAAATATATTATTGAACCACCAAACAAGATTTTTAAGTTTCTTCTCAGTGTATTGTTTTCTCTGTTCTAAAACTATCTTGTCTGCTTTTTCACCTATCGCCCATTTGTAGTCACCGCCTGATGCTTTGGCAATGATTGCTCTTGACTCGGGATCTTTAAGCATTTTCTTAAGTGCTTTCACAAGTTCTTTCCTGTGAGGAGCATCTTTGTTAACCCATAAACCTTTTTGTAATGAGTCGTTTTGGAACTGTACTAACCTGTATGCTTCATACAATTCACCGCTAGGTTTTTCACCCCATGTCTTTTTGAACACAGTGTCAAAGTCATAACCTTTTGCGTTAGGGTTAGTTACGATTTTGTTTCTCTTTGCATCGTAAACACCTTGAGTGAACCAAAGTTCTCCATGCTCGAACTTCTTGATCTTCTTAGTCCATGCAGTTGGGTTACCTCTGAACACATTGAACTCACCGTTAGCGAACATCAATGTACCTTGCTTGTCATTTACACCTTTGACGTATTTCATGTCTTCGTCCACACATTTTTTGTATGATGCGATCTTGCCGTCAAGGTTACCACAGTACATAAGCACCATTCCTGTGACGTCACCTGCCGCGTGGTCGTTTCCGAATACCATGCCGCCGTTCTTTGGATCCCAGTCTTTTCTCTTGCCTACGAAGATGTCCAACAACTGTACTCCAATTGCGTCCCAATTTCTGTAGTCATACTCAACACCTGTTTTCACAAGTGTGTTCACGGTAGTAGTACCACCTGTGACTGTGATTGCATTTTCTTTGAATCTGTTGTCCTTGTTCCATTTGTTCATACCTATTAGGTGTCTTGCTCCTGGAATGTGGACTGACTTGACATCACCATCCACGTGTTTCTTAAGTTCTTTTATTACCACTTGTGCCCATTGGTCCAACCCTGAACCTGGCTTCGTAGGAAGATAAATTGTGTAGTCTGCTATGGCTGATGTAGCCATGAATAAAGCAACTGCCACTACTGTTACTATTTTTTTCATTCATTATCCTTTTTTTAGTTTATTGTTATATTAACGCAAAATACCCTACAGGTCAATACGAAGCATACGAGAAACATATGAGGGTAGAACGTAAGATGTGTGGGGTATTTTGCAATGTTGTGAACTTCTGTGCAGAGCGTTACAACAAGTTATGTGCAAGTAATTATCTCACGCCATTAAATACTTTTATGAAACTGAGTCGGCAACAACAATACCGGATGTACTCACACCATGATCATGACATAGACAGCCTGGACGAAGAGTTCTGGCCAGTGCTTGGCATATTGTTAGCCATACTAGGTGTGTGGACAGGCTTTGTACATTATGTCGATCACTTTACCATGGACTTAATACCATGGTGGGCAGAGCCTTTCACTATCATACCTGTTGTGTTCATGTTCATAATGAAGGAACGATTTGACTCACTCAATCCACTACACTGGTGGCCCATGTTATGGGGTTACCAGGCCCGACTACCAGACGAGGACAGGATAACAATAAGACCCCTGGACACAGAGAGGATAATGCAACAGCACGGTGGTAGGTTGAACGTGTACATTATAGACTACCAACACATCAAGTTCCGTAGGAAGAAGGATGCTGTTATTTTTGGTCTGAGATATTTCTAGCAGATTTGAATACTGTGCCGTACTTGCTCTCGTAAAGTTTTAACTTGTCTGACAGCTCTTGGACTATCTGTCTGTACTCAGCTATCTGCACTTCATGATTGCCCTGTTGTGCCAACAGCATACGGATCTGATTGTCCTTCTCCTCTATGGATACGGCTAGGGCCTTGATCTGGTCAGCATTATTCATTACTTGCCTTGACCTATGTAGGCCTTGTAAGATCTCTTCTTGGCTTTGTTCATAGAGCTCTTTTTAATTCTGCTCTTGTTACTGCCTTGGGAAGTTTTCTTAGGTCTGCCTTTTACATATCCACTTGAATTGTTTAACATAGTTTTATAATATAGTAGACAGAATATATAGTCAAGTATATAATGTAAATAATATTATGATAAAATATCAACTTAGATGTAGGTGCACACACGAGTTCGAGGGTTGGTTCCCAGACAGCAAAGAATACAAACGACAAAAGAACAAGGGCATGATCAACTGTCCCATGTGTGATAGCACGGCAGTAGACAAAGCTATCATGGCACCAAACGTAAAGACTTCCAAAAAGCAAAACATACCAGAGGACTACTTTGTAATGGGAGAAAGTGCAGAACAGATATTGCAGAAGTTGAACAAGAAGATCAAGAAAGACTTCCAGGATGTTGGTAAGAACTTCGCCAAGGAGGCCAGGAAAGCACACAAAGGCAAACGAGATCAGAAGTTCTACGGTAAACCCACCAAAGAAGAGACCAACAAACTGTTGGACGAGGGCATAGACCTGTTCGCAGTGCCTGACTACAAGGACAATTGATTCCGGTAGTGTCCTATCCTTTGCATGACTTCATTAATGTTTGAAATAAGATCTGTGTATTGATTGCTATTTTTCTTCCAATAGGCTAATGGTAAATCCAAATCCTCATATTTGTAGATCTTATATAGATTTTGCTCAGCAACCAATTTGATAATTTTGTAGTAATTAAAGAATGTATCCACGAGTCCTAGATCAACGTGCTCTTTGGTTCGTTGTTCTCCATTGAATACCTGAGTTTTATTTGTGTAAACAAAACTGAGACACTGCTTGGTAAAGTCTTCTCGTAACAATATTCTCCATTCTATGTCAGGATTTGCAAACATAACTTCCCCTATACCTTCACGTGGCATCATTGAAAAAATACAATTCTTTGGTAAATTACTGACGTAGTCGTAAACGTTTTTGTGATTGATGTCAAATTCAGGTGCAATTTCCAATCCCGTGTCTTCTGCAAGTTGTTGCTCGTACGCAGAATGTCCTGACCTGTGCTGGCAGAGAACTCCGATCTTCATATGATGTACTTAACCAAACCTAATAATCACGTCATTTTTTGCATGGTTGACACAATACACTTTCTAGTATATAATTGTAAACATGGAACGTAGGATAACAGAGAATGAAACTCCAGAGTTACGTAACCATATAACAATAAATCAAGGAAAAGGACACAATATGCTAAAAAGTATGTTCAATACACTTTTTCCTTCTATTAAAAAGGAAGAAAAAACCATGGCAAACTCAACACAATACGTTGTATACACAAGAAACTTCAAATCAAAAGCGAAGCAAATTGGTGTATTCGCGGAGCCGGCATCTACTTACAAAGTAAACGGTGAAGTACACGGTGGTAAAATCAAGTTCAGAAACCTAGCGGTTAAATCAACTGCAAGAAAAACAGCTACTAACAAGTTGTTATCAAAAGGTTTAGACTTTACAGTAGAAGTATTAGGTGTTGCACCTAAGAACTCTGCTTTGACTATGAAGTCAAACATCATTTCTTTATTGAAGAAATCAGGAAGAAAAGTTATCAATTACTCTGCGTAATTGATTAATTCCAAAGGGGCGGTAGGCAACTATCGCCCTTTTTTTGTGGCCGTTAAATACTACTATGAAACTATTACACGTAGAGGCCAGCACCTATTGTAATGCTAGATGCCCACTTTGTCCCAGAAGCCTGCACGGATACAAGGTTGAGGGGGTGTATCCTGAAGTCCATTTGAGTGTAGAAAAATTCAGAGAAGCATTGGAAAGATTCCCACACAGGGAATATGTTTACTTCAATGGTCATCTAGGTGACCCGATGATGAATCCAGCCATTGTCAAATTGGTAGAACTAACAAAATGTAGCACGTCTATCACAACGAATGGTAGCATAGGCACAAAAGAAACTTGGCAGTCACTAGCCAAACTAGGAATAGAGGGTAGGTTCAGCATAGATGGACTAGAGGACACAAATCATCTGTACAGACAGGATGTACAATGGAACAAAATCATGGAAAGAGCCAATTGGTTTATCGCGGCGGGAGGCCATGCAACATGGAAATGGATTCCGTTCGCACACAACAAGCATCAAGAGAAACAGACAAGAGATCTTGCCTATAGGATGGGATTTGAAAAATTTTATGTGGAGGATCAGGGAAGAAGTTACGGCCCTGCCCTGGACAGGAAAGGAAACATAACCCATTGGATACTGCCCAAGGACGGTTCGTTGGAGCCTGGCAATTATGATGTGCCCGCAGGAATAAAAAGATACAAAGAAACACACAACAATTTTCAGCTAGAAGACAAGATATACGAAATAAATTGCGAACACCTGCAGTTGAAAGACACATACATCAATGCCAAGGGTGAAGTATGTCCTTGTTGCTATCACGGATATGACATGCCTGAAAGACCGGTGGTGCTATTAGAAGATCATCACAAGTTGATGAAGACATGGAAAACAAAGAAATGTAATCCTGTTTGTGCAAGTACCTGTGGTAATCGATTGAAAAAATTATACTAGGTGGTCTGAACTGTCTGCGAAGGCAACCACATTTGCTAAATCGCCCTTACACCAATTGCCAGCATTAAGCAGAGTCGTCTTTCTTGAATTGTACTGGCCGGACCAGTCATCGTCGGCTGAGATTCCTGCAGTGCCTTTAGTACCAAAAGCGAAAGTTGTTTTCAACTGTGTGTTATCACCGTTTCCGTCTGCTTTCAACTCCCACAAAAGAACCGTGCAACATTCGTCCATCACTGTCAAAGCGTCATCTGTGAAAAAGAAGGCCTTAGCCGCGTTCACATTGGCAAAAGTTGTCAATGCAGTTGAACCGTCATCAACCTGAGATATAATCTTGGTTTGCTTGTTGTGTACTCCGTATGTATTGTCCGAGTTTGGCATAAACGTATTTATAATATTTCTTTACCATAATGTACCACATTAGCCGCGGGAGGATAGGTCCTCCATGGATCGAATATGATAGTGCTGTCATCAGCAGTGAATTCGTCTGACTCGTGTACTCTAACTATGACTTCAACCGGGGTATCAATGCCGTTTGCCAGCTGGCCACCGTGCTTTTGTACATAGTATTGCACCAACAAAGAGCTGGATCCATCCACTAGCTCTGTTCCTGCTTTGTAAGAATCTGACGAGAACCATATGTTTTTACCGTGTTCAAGTATAGCAAGTGCCATGTTCTCAGCCTGCTTCTCACGTGCGGTCATTATTGTCTCGAACATGTCGTAACCAAGATCAAGGTCCTTGGCCAGCCAACGCAGTGCGATGTTGTCTCGGGGGTGGCATGCACCTCCATCTCCCATGCCCGCTTTCATGTATGCCGGACTGACTATCCGTTGTGTGCTTTTGGCAAGTGCCTGTGTGACTGTGTCCACGTTCATGTTGCCCAGACGGTGTGCAACATCCTGTATCATGTTGACCAGTGCAATCTTGTTGCTGATGAATGTGTTGTAGAATATCTTCATTGCTTCTACTTCTTCCCATGTGCCAAACTCCATCCTTGGATAGTCATCACACACTTGGTTATAGAATGCTTCTAGTTGCTGTGCTTTGTAGGCAGTTTCATACACACCTTTCTTTGTGCCTATCATAATCATCTCAGGATTGATCATGTCTTCTGCCACTGTGCCCATTGCAATGAGATATGGATTGTACAACAGTTTGACATTGGTAACCAAAGGTGCCAACTCTCTCCTTATGGTGCCAGGCAACACGGTTGATATAAGCACCAGACTCTGCGTCACCCCCATGTGGGTGTTGCACTCGGTCAATACCTTCTTGACAGAATCGTAATTGAAATCTTTAACTTGCCTGTGGCTTGTGGGTTCTCTGCCATCGTATCCTTCTTCGTGTGGTGTTGGTGTTGCCACAAACACAATATCTCTGTCTCTGCAAAGGTCTTCTATTGAATCCCTAATCTCTACAAGGTCACTTGATTTGTGTGCGATATCGTATCCTGCGACATGGAATCCTTTTTTCCTTATGGCCTCCGCACATGGCATACCCAATTTGCCTAGGCCTATGAAGCCAATCTTCTCTCCGTATATAATTGGTTTACCAAAGAATGATTCTAGCATATGTTCTTAGTTATGGCTCGCTATTGGCTCGCTATTGCATCTTTGATTTGGAACTTTATTTTGAGTAGTCTGGCAGAGGTCCACCGTACTTCTGTCCCTTGATACGCTTGCCGGCCACCTTCTTGGTCTTGCCGCCAATCTTCTCACTACGGTTGCCCGTACGCTTCATCTTGCCCTTGCTCTTGCAACTGCTGATCCATGACGCTGGCAGTTTGCTCTTGGGCCTTGAACAGGCACCGGCTGGTGCTGGGCCTATGTTCTCGTCTGTGTTGTAAACTTCGTATATCTTCATCGCACGTGTATTTAACACATCCGTCCTGCTAGGGTTGATCTTGTGCAAAGGGTAGCACGACGTAACTTTCAGTTATCAGTTAAGGATTAGGTTAAGCATTAGGTTAAGCATTAGGTTAAGCATTAGTATAAGCATTAGTAAGGTTTAGTTTAGTTAGGTGTAAGGACTATAAATACTCATATGAAGATCACAGAAGTAATCCTAGCGCCAAAAGAATCCAAACACACAGGATCTAGCGCCACAACATCTAGTGCCATCAAAGGCGATCAGACACAAGATGTAGTGCCACAAGATATAGTATCAGAAAATAATCTGGCACTGGAGGTTGACAGCATCGAGGAACATCCAGACCATTCAGCCATCGCGGAAGGCGTGAGCCAGATCCTGAGGCGTACCAAAGGCAAAGCACCCAAGCAAGGATTCAGATGCTCATCCGGACCCAGGAAAGGTCGTATCGTGGCCAAACCAAGCACCTGTTTCCAGAAGACTGACCCACAGAAGTCTGCAAAGATCAGGAAGAAGCGTCAGGCCAAGGCCGGAATAGCAGGCAAGAAACTGGCCATGACCAAGAGGTCTGGTGCGGGATCAAAAAGGTTACAGGGTGTCCAAATCAAAAAGGCCAAGAACAAAGGCAAGTCATTCAGACCTAGAATGAAAGGTCGTTCTCCTATAAAATCTAAAATTGTGAAATAGAACTAGTCTTCTAGTTCGATGCCATCATCTTTGAGTGCCTGCTCAACCACATCTCGTGTTGAATAGGTCCAAACGGTAAATCCGGTCTGATCCATCTCGTCACCGTCTACCACTCCCTCTATGCCCTGTCGCTTTAGGGCAGAATTGATATCTGGTACTATGCTTCTGTCTATGTCGTTGTCTGTGTCTCCTAGGTCCGCTACCTGGAAATGATGTTTATGTGTTTCATTTATTGTCATATCTTCTCCTAATTGATTGATGGTGCATCGAAAGGTTGAATACTATCTCCAGTATCTGCAATGACCTTAACCATTGCTTCAAATCCTTCGTCTGTTAGGTTGCTTTTATATAATCTCAAGGCCTGTGCCATCATTGTGCCGGCTATCATTTGATTGTTATACTTGGTCTGTAGAGCAATCATTACTTTGAAAACCTCTTGATAGCACTCGTTCAACAATATATCATCTTCTTTCTTACTCATTATTTTAGTCCTCCTAATTTTAGTATTCCGTCTTTGGTTAATTGATATCCTTCTTCGTGGGCTGATGCCTTCCACTCTTTCTTCTCTGTCTTCTCGGCTATCTTCTTGCCTGTTTGAATACCTTTGATGATTACCGATGCTGGGTCTATTGACTTGTCTCCACCACCCACAACCGTGAGCCATATTCCAAATATCGTTTCCAATATCATCTCATAATCCACGGTCCAAACAATATCAGTATCAACATCGCTGGCACCACTATGGTCATTGGCCAGAAATCCAATAGTTCAAATATCATTTTTTTGGTTTTCTTTTTCATCTATCTAAATTTACTTTCTAAATGGCCCAAGTGTTCTCGGCACCATTCTCTTATTTCGTTTTTGGCTGGTATGATCTCCGCCTCTCTGTATCCAAAGCCGAAACAGATGTGTTGGAATCTGTCTGCGAATTTGTCCGGTCCCATCAAAGCATCCTCACCATAAGAGGTACAGCCGTCTAGGTATTCACCTTGGTTGTATGATTCTATCATATCCTCGTATATCTCGTCTATGGATTTTGTCTGTAATCCTACGGTCATTATCTAACGATACCTTTCTGCATGATCTGATGATGATCTAAAGCATCTGCAACCACTGTGGGTTCTTCTGGCACCTTGTCCGTGATCTTGTAGTTGTGGATTTCAAGAACCTTCTTCATGTTCTCCACAGCCTCTAATCTGTTTGTTCTTGTTGGGAAACTTGAATCCGATAAGTCTAATTTGATCTTATTGAACAAGTCCATCAATTGATCTACTTCTTTGTCGTTTAAATGATCTGACATTTTATTCAACTCCTTTGTTTGGTTATTCATAATTCATTTTAGCACGGATCTCGATTGGGTCAACCGGTGGATATTATATAATATAAAGCCGACTATACCTAGTGCCATTCAGTGAGACCAACTACTAGATATAGTCATAGTCAAAAAACACCACATTCTATGCGACTTCTACAGGTGGTTGACGCTATTACCATCCATGCTATACTGAATTATGAAACTAACAAAAGGAGTTGAACAAATGAAGATAGACATACACAATGACATCTTAAAGATGGATGATGCTGAATTATCATCGATCATAGAGACAGTGAAATTGAGAAGAAATCAATTACACTTCAAGAACGCCCATTCATTAAGAATTGGCCAAAGAGTATCTTTCGCAGGTAGACGAGGAATTACCGAGAAGGGTACTGTTAAGAAAATTAAGATCAAATATGTTCTAGTAGAAACTGACAGGGGTCAGAGATGGAATGTACCAGGATCACACCTAACTCAAATCAAGGAGGCAGTTAATGCCTAATTGGTGCGATAATCAAATCACTATCACGGGTCCGAATTCCGTGATAGACAAGATAGAGAAGATAGTAAAAGAAGAGAAGGACGGTCACGGACTTCTTGATTTCATGTATCCGATGCCCAAGGAACTAGATGACACGAGGGCAGACGGTAGCAAGGACAAAGAAATGTTGGCGAAGCATGGACACTCAGACTGGTACAGTTGGAGAACAGACAACTGGTGCACCAAGTGGGAGGTGAACGAGTTCTACGGTGTGGACAGGAAAGATGACACCATATCATTCGCATTCAGTTCAGCCTGGGCACCACCGACTGGTGCTTATACCCACTTCATAACAAGCATGGCGGAGAAGAACTTGGATGTGTCCTTGAAGGCGTACTACTACGAAGGTGGATGTGATTTCGCAGGATGTTGGGACAATGGTGATGACGAGTGCATCAGCCCAAGCGATTACAAGTCCGACGATGATTACTGGAACGATGGATTGGGCTATGACCTGAACGAGATGTTCAACTTCATAGAGTCAATGCAGGAGTACGAAGCAGAACAAGAAGCTGAAAAGGAAGATGTCACAGAG